ATTGGTAACCAGTTCTATAGTATTTGGCAAGGTGCTATTCAAGGCACAAACGCCTACAAACCATTCCGGGTGGATTGGTGGGATGTTCCAGGACGTGACGAAGAATGGAAGCGTGAGACAATTAACAACACGTCACAGCTTCAGTTTGACCAGGAATTTGGTAACACATTCTTTGGTACTGGTGATACTCTAATCGGTGCAGAAGCTCTTATGAAAATGAAAGCAATTGATCCGGTTCGAATCTTAGAAGGCGGCGACTTACTCGTCTATGAAGAAGCAGCCGAAGGTCATGATTATATTATGACTGTAGATGTAAGTAAGGGAAGAGGACAGGATTACTCTACATTTAATGTGATCGATGTAACGTGTAGACCTTTTAAACAGGTGGCTGTTTATCGATGTAACTCTATATCTCCAATACTCTTCCCTGATATTATTTATAAGTATGCAACTTCTTATAATCAAGCATATGTAATTATTGAGTCAAATGATCAAGGTGTTTTGGTTACTCGTGGCTTATATAACGAATTAGAATATGAAAATATGCACGTATCATCTGCATTAAAATCGGATGGTATTGGTATTGAAATGACCCGTAAAGTAAAACGTTTAGGTTGTTCTGGTATTAAAGATATTATTGAAAATGATAAACTTATTATTAATGACACAAATACTATTTTAGAATGTTCTACGTTTATTGCAAAAGGTCAATCATATGAAGCAAGCGATGGCAATCATGACGACCTAATGATGAATCTCGTTATGTTTGGGTATTTTGCAACTACAGAAATGTTTGGTGATATGACGAACATTAACTTAAAAGAAATGATGTTTAAAGATAGAATGCAACAAATTGAAAATGATTTAGTGCCATTTGGCTTTATTGACGACGGATCTGCCGCTATTGATGACTGGGAACAGAAAGAAAAAGACAAAGAAAACCCATGGGCAGTGGAATACGGTACTGTACACTTCTAAAACTAAATTTCTTATAAATAGAAGTAATTGATAGAAACCGTATTATGAAAAACATATAATTTAACTCAAAGGGAAAGAGTCATGGCAGTATCAGAATCTCCAGCGATTACCATCAAAGAGATTGACCTTTCTGGGTATGTTCCGAACGTAGGTTCAACATGGGGCGCTTTTGTCGGAGACTTTGGCTGGGGTCCAGTCGAAACCGCAGAAGTAGTATCCGATGAATCCCAGCTGGTCGCTAAATTTGGTAGTCCAACTAAAGCAAACGCAGAAGATTTTTACACAGCTGCATACTTCTTAAAGTATGCCAGCACAATGTATGTAACCCGTATGGTTACAGACGTAGCAAAAAATGCACATAATGGCGGTAGCACAGCGCCGCTAGTTAAAAACTTAGATCATTTCGAAGAGCAACTTTCAGCTCTTACAACAGATGGTGCAGGCATCATTGCAAAATGGCCAGGTATTTTAGGTAACTCTTTAAAGGTCGGAATCGTCGGTGCCGCGCAATATACCGGTTGGGATTACGAAGATGAATTTATTGGTGCACCAGGTACTTCAGCTTGGGCAACAGCAAGCGGTGTTGATAACGACGAAGTTCACGTAGTAGTTGTTGACGCTGTTGGTGTAATTACCGGTACTAAAGGCGCAGTATTAGAAACATTCCCATTCGTTTCTTTGGCACAAAATGCTAAAGCAGCTGGTGGTGGTTCTAATTATATCTTAGACGTAATTAATAAAGGATCTAATTACGTTTGGATTACTGAAGCAGGTCTTCCTGCTGGTGGTGCTAAGATTGGTGAAGTTGCTGTAAGCGGTGACGATCTGGCAACAACAGCAGAAGTTGATGCGAGCCTTACTGGCGGTGTTGATTCTGCCGATCTGACAACATCAGAATTCCAAACAGGGTATAACATTTACGGCGACGGTGAAAACATTCAGGTAGACTTCCTGATTGCACCAGGTATGGCAACAAGTGCCAATCAGTACGGCATTATTAATTCGCTGATTGCTATTGCAGAAAGCCGTAAAGACTGTGTGGTAGTTGCTTCGCCAGCTCGCGGAGATGTTATTAATAACACTACACCAAATGCAGATGTAATCACTACATTCGGTAGCACTACCTATACATCGTATGCATTCCTGGACAACAACTATCTGAAAGTTTATGATAGATACAACGACCAGTATATCTGGATCCCAGCATCTTCATCAACTGCAGGTCTGATGGCAGCATCTGATAACGCAACTGCTCCTTGGTATTCACCAGCAGGTCAGCGTAGAGGTGTTTATCTGGGTGTAGCTAAACTTGCTTACACACCAAATAAAACTGAAAGAGATCTTCTGTATAGAAACTCGATCAACCCAGTTGCTAACATTCCTGGTCAGGGTATTCTTCTTTACGGTGATAAGACACACATGGCACGTCCAAGTGCATTCGATCGCATTAACGTCCGTCGTCTGTTTATCGTAATGGAAAGAGCAATCTCGATCGCAGCTCGTAACGTTCTGTTCGAATTCAACGATGAATTCACCAGAGCAGAGTTTGTGAACGTGGTTGAGCCATATCTAAGAGATATTCAGGGTAGACGTGGCATCACCGACTTCCGTGTTATTGCAGACGAAACCAATAACACACCAACAGTCATTGACAGAAACGAATTCATCTGTTCGATCTTCATCAAGCCTGCACGCTCAATTAACTTCGTCACACTGAACTTTGTGGCTGTTAGAACGGGCGTCGTGTTTGAAGAAGTTATCGGTGCAGTATAAGAGAAAGCGCAGGAGATAAAAAATGGTTCTCGCAGTAGACGATTTTAAAGCCAAATTAAGAGGCGGTGGCGCTAGACCGAATCTGTTCAAAGCCACGATTAACTTCCCTTCCTATGCAGGCGGTGACGTAGAAACTACGTCATTCCTCTGCGAAGCTGCACAGCTTCCTGGATCGGTAATGACACCAATTGTCGTTCCTTTCCGTGGTAGAGAATTAAAAATTGCTGGTGATCGTACATTCGATACCTGGAGCCCAACAATCATCAACGATACGGATTTTGCTATCCGTAACGCTATGGAACGTTGGATGAATGGCATCAATGCACATACAGAAAACACCGGTTTAACAGCACCAGTCGATTATCAAGTTGATCTGTTAGTAGAGCAGCTTGATAGAGATGAATCAGTTCTGAAGTCATACACATTCCGTGGTTGCTTCCCAACAAACATCTCACCAATCGATCTGAACTACGGAACAAACAATGACATCGAAAGATTCACTGTTGAATTCCAGGTTCAGTATTGGGAATCAAATACCACTTCTTAATAAGTGGATATATAAGATCAGGCTGGGCGGAAACGCCCAGTCCCCTCAAACGATAGGATGAGAAATGGCCGATAACAGTATTAAGCTTTTCGGGTTCGAAATTAAAAGAACCAAAGCTCAAGAAAACGAAGATAAGAATTTAAGATCCATCGTCCCAAGAGTGGACGAGGATGGTGCTGGTTATGTAACCGCATCAGGATCGCACTTCGGTCAATATATCGATATTCACGGCGATCAGTCGAAAGATAACTCTGCTCTTATTCAAAAGT